ATTTATGGCACGATGGTTGAACTCCCCTCTGAAGAGTCTTTATTATTCTCTTCAGGTAATGGAAAACACCCAAGACAAGTCAAGCGTCAGTGCTGGTCTGGATTCTTCGGAATTTGACCAGAGTGAATTTGACGTGCTTTTTGGTGCAGACAATGAACCCACAATGTGTACTTCCTGCTCAGAATGAATAAGTATCAGGCGCTCCTTTCCAAAAAACGCGTGTGGACTCCCGTTAAGCCCGAACGTTTTATCCTGCCTGATGAAGCTCGTGAGGCGGTAGGCCGTTGCCTATCGCTTCGCTTTCTTGAGCTTCCTGTAGGTGAATTTATTCGTGACGCTAGTAAAGGTGATCTTCCTCAACTTGAAGGCGTTAAAGAATTGCTATTGTCAAACATTGTTGATGAAGAGCGGCACGATCTTGCTCTGAATTACATTGCTGAAGTCTCTGGTATTTCTGCTGACTATGAAGCAGAAGCTCATCGCATTGTTAAAGCGTGGATTGAGCGTCCAGAGCATCCTGTCCTAAAAGCTCTTGTTCTTGAACGATCCATTTTCTTCGTTATCTTGCCACTGTTTAGGTTTCTTGGTGGGCCTGGTCTCCGTACTACTTCCGCTGACATTAGTCGTGATGAAACCATCCACGTCGCAGCAAACAGTGCCGTCTGTAAAGATCTTGGTTTGCGAGTCACTCCTGAACTCGACAAGATGCGTAAAGCCACGATCTCTTGGATGACCCAAGGCTTAATTAACAAATCAGATGAAAAGTGGTATGACCGTAATTTCTGGATGGATCAATCTGATTCTCTTCTATACACTGGTAAAGCAGAAGGGTTGATTGAAACCAAGAGAGCACGTATGCCTGCTTTCTTTGAAATGTCTAATTCTGATCTACCTAGTTACGCGTAAACATTATGGCTTTTGAATGGACACCTGCTAAAGAAAATGCGCTTTATGAATCGTGGTGGACTAGTAATCTTTTACCAACAGTAAGAAAAGATATACAAGAACAAAAGAAAATTAGATATGTAAATGAAAAAGCTTATTATGAAGGACTTAATGAAAGAAAAAGTAAAATTCTTACTCGACAAACTATAAGTGCAGCATCTGGATATTTAAAATATCAAAATCAATGGGATAGGTATTTAAACAATTACCTTAAAACTGAAGTTGAAAAATCAAAACAACAAGCAGAAGCTGAAAGAGTTGCTCAACAAGCTCAAATAGCTCAAGCTGAACAAGATTACGCAACAGCTGCTAAACAAGCAGAAGAATCACAACTACAAGCAAAAAGAATTTCAGCAGTTGCCGATTTTCAAGGAGAACAAATTGTAGAGCAAGCACGACAAACAAGTGCTTTAGCCATGCAAACTCAAGTACAACCAGTACAACAGAAGAAGAAAACACAAATTGGTCAGCCTGGTGTTTCTCGTACTCGGTTAACCTCTGGTACTACTGTTGGCGGTTACGGCGGTACTAGCGCTGGTAACGTCAATCCAACTGGTTTAAATATATGAAACCTTTTATTGATCCAGATATTATTAAATATCTTGAAGAGGTATATCCAGATAGGTGTCCTGACCTTAGTATGGAAGAGAAACTTATTTGGTTTACTGCTGGTCAGGTATCAGTTGTACGTCATCTGAAAGACCAGTTTAATCTTCAAGAGGAAACTAAGTATGGCTAGTGGAGGAGATATTCTTGGTGCAATTGTTGGCATAGCTGGTGCTATTGGAGGCGCTGTTACAGGCGCTCAGCAAGCAAAGGCTATGCGGGCTCAGGCTCGAGCAGCACAAGCAGCAGCAGATCAGGTACGTCAACAAACAATTCAACAAGGAGCTGCACTTAAAGCCCAAGGAGAGCAGCAAGCAGCAGCGTATGCTTCGCAACTAGAACAAGCTCGTCAGCAAACATCAGCTCTTCAGTTCCAAGCTGAAACAGTTAGGAAAACAGCTGAGTCTCAGCTTGCTGGGCAACGTCAAGCTTCTGCTCTTAGTCTGCAACAACAACGTCTTGCATCTCAACTTCAAACCCAACAGAGTGCAGCAGCCCCTGTAACCAGTAGAGTACGGCAACGTGTTGGAACACCTGCTGGACTACGCACTGGTCTAGAACTACAGTCTCCTTTAGCTAGTAGTGGGCTTTCAATGGGTGGTTCCGCTTCTCCTCTTGGTGGTTTGAATGTCTAATGCACAAGCTCGTTACTCTGCTCTAGAGCCAGAAAAGTCCATTTACATGGATCGGGCTATTGAGTGTAGTAAGTACACTCTGCCTACTCTTATTACAGATAACGACCGCAGCACAGGTAAAAATCTATACACCAAAATTCCTACCACCTACCAAGGTTTAGGGGCTCGTGGTGTAAATAATTTGGCTAGCAAATTGCTTATTGCTTTGCTGCCTCCTAATCAAGCTTTCTTTCGGTTGTCTGTTGACGACATGAAGCTCAAGCGGGAGCTTGATAATTACAAAGAACTTCAATCTGAATTTGATCAACAACTCTCCCTGATGGAACGCGCAGTAATGCGTGACATTGAAGAGTCTGGAGATCGCACAGCGTTGTTTGAGGCACTTAAGCACCTGATCATTGGTGGCAACGCTTTGCTTTATGTGTCTGAAAAGGGCACTAGGGTTTATCCGCTTAAATCGTTTGTACTGAACCGTGACCCAGAAGGGAACATTCTTGAAATTGTCGTTAGGGAAGAAGTCAATCCTGACGTGCTTCCTGATGGCGCTGCTCCTAAGAATAGTAATGGTGGCTACGTAGACAAAACAGTTTTCTTGTACACCCACGTGACTTGGGATTACAAAGGAGATCGTTGTAACTGGTATCAAGAGGTTTACAACAAACAGCTTGGTAAGAAAGGTTCCGTTCCTATTGATAAGTGCCCGTGGATTCCCCTTCGTATGTTCCGTGTGGCTCATGAAGCCTACGGTCGTGGCTACTGCGAAGAGCTACTTGGAGACCTTAAGAGCCTTGAGTATCTGTCTAAAGCCATTGTTGAGGGCTCAGCAGCAGCTGCCAAGATCATCTTCCTCTGCAAGCCAAACGGCACAACACGTCCTGATGCACTTGCTAGGGCTGCCAATGGATCCATCGTTGCTGGTGATGTTAATGACGTGGCTGCTCTGCAAATGCAGAAGCAAGCTGATCTAACCGTTGCTCTTAACACCATTGCTCGCATTGAACAGCGTCTCAGCTTTGCGTTCCTTCTTAACAGTGCTATTCAAGCTGGTACTCAAGGGCGGGACCGAGTGACTGCTGAAGAGATCAGAATGGTTGCAAATGAGCTGGAATCAGGATTGGGTGGAGTCTATTCAATTCTTAGTATTGAACTGCAATTGCCTCTTGTTAACCGCAAGATGGCCCTTATGGAGCGTCAAGGGCGCCTTCCTAAGCTTCCTAAAAACGTAGTCAAACCGCAGATCACAACTGGTATTGATGCTCTTGGTCGCGGCAACGATAAAGCAAAACTGCTGCAGTTCTTGCAAACCCTTGCTGCAACCGTTGGTCCTGAAGCAATGAGCAAGTACGTCAACACTAGGGAGTTGATCACACGTCTTGCAGCCTCTGATGGTCTTGATACCTACAAACTTATTAAATCTGATGAGGACCTTATGGGTGAAGAGCAACAGCAAGCTATGATGATGCAGCAACAAATGGCCGCACAGGATCCTAATAACGATCCTGCTAAACAGGCCGCATTAGTCAAAGCTCAAAATGACACAGTCCGCACAGCCCAAGAAGCCCCTGGAGCAGGAGCCCCAGGTGGAGCAGGAGAAGCCTTCTAAGAAAGCTGAACCCCGCAGTAAGATGGATGAATTGATTGAACAGCTTAAAGCTGAAAAGCCTGCTGTCTACGATCAGTACGTTGCTGCTGCTAAGGCCAAACGTCCTGTTTGGATTTACCCAGATATGACCGTCCGTATCGGTTAATATTATGGAAATCATTGCAGATGGGGTAATTAGTAACCCCACAGGTCCTTATAACGAACAGGATCTTGAAATTCTTGAAGGTGCCAATAGGGAACCACAAGAGGAACTTATTGCTGGTAAGTTTCGTTCAGCTGATGATCTTCTTCAGGCTTATCAAGAGCTTGAAAGGAAACTAGGAGATCGTGGTGGTTACGAAAGGGCTGAAACTGAAACAGATGAAACTGAAGATCAAGCAGGTGGATTTGAACCGATTTCGCAAGAAGAGGAACAAACCATCGTTGACAGCATTGGTGGCTCTGATAACTTTTCAGCTGTTCAACAGTGGGCTCACGAAAATCTTAACCAAGAAGAAATTGAAGCTTACAACCGTGAAGTAAATAGCGGTGATTATTATCGCGCTCGGAATGCCTTGCAATCCATGTACTTTGCGTATCAAGACCAAGCTGGATTTGAGCCTGAACTAATGGGTGGTCGTCTGTCTGGTAACAGCAGCGACGTCTTCCGTTCTACTGCTGAAGTTATGGCTGCTATGAATGATTCTAGGTATTTGAATGATTCTGCTTATACCCAAGACATTCAAGACAAACTCATCCGTAGTGACGTTTTAGGTCCTAGGGGTTAGTATTTCTTTAACGAACGTAAGTATTGTTGCCGCTGAGGCGATAACAACAGTGCGAAGCGAGCGTACGTAAATTCTTCCAAACACAAAACGATGCCTGACCTTAACGCGTCGCTTTCGCGGTTGGGTGGTATTAACGGCGTTCAATACAACGCTGGTTCTGCCTCCGGCAACTACGAAGCTGAAAACTCTAACTTCCTTAAAATCTTTTCTGGTGAAGTTCTGACGACCTTCAACCGTGAAACGGTTTTCAAGGACCTGACCATGAAGCGCTCGATCTCTTCGGGCAAATCCGCTTCTTTCCCAATCACAGGCCGCTTCTCTAGCCGTTACCACCGTCCTGGTGACTTCATCACCGGTCAAGGTAACAAAGGCATGATTGGCGAAAAGATCATCACCATTGATGACCTGCTGATTGCTGATGCTTCGATCTATGACCTGGACGAAGCCAAACTTCATTGGGACGTTCGGAGCATCTATAGCACCGAATTGGGCCGTGCCTTGGCTCGTGCTTATGACCAACGTCTGGCACGTACCCTCCTTGCTGCTACCGAATCTGACGGTCGTATTAAGGATTGGAATTCCAAGCGTTTCCAAATTGCTGATGGTACTTACTCTTCTGTAAGCACCAACACAATTACGATGTCAGCTAACTTCGCAACTGCCGAGCTTACCTACTGGGCTATTGGCGAAGTTGTCTACGGTGAGAACTCTGGTAACTACGGCGTAATCACAACTGCTCCTACCAACGGTGCTGCTACTTTCGTCATCAACCCTATCGGTTCTATCGGTTCGGGTACTGGCGTTGGTTTCCAAGTTGGTGAGCGTCTGTTCGTTCTGAACGGAATGCCTGGTGGTACTTCTTTCACCGGCATTGACCTGAACGGTGCTGCTAGCCGCGCTGCTCGTGGCAACCTGATTGTTGAGAATCTTTACAAGGCCTGCCAAGTGCTGGACGAGAAAGATGCTCCTAAGGATGGTCGCGTTACCGTTCTGAGTCCTGGTGCTTATTACGATGTTTTGTCTTCTGACCGCGCAATCAACACTGATTGGAACGGCGCTGACGGTCGTAACGGTACTTTTGCTGGTAACAACGTTCTTAGCGTTGCTGGTTTCCGTCTGGTTACCTCCAACCACCTTGGCATCAACAGCTACACTGCTAACCAAACCTATGCAGGTTTGAGCAACCAGTCTGCTGTTACCCGTGGTGAGCGTCCTAACTACATCAACGGTAAGGACGGTTCTAACGGTTCTGCTGCTTCGGGTACTGTTGATTACTTCCAGGATGAGCAGGGTAACACCAGCTCCATCGCTAACTGCTTTGGCCTCTGCTTTACCAAGGAAGCTGTTGGTACCGTCTCTCTGAAAGACGTTTCAATGCAGATGACTGGTGCTGAGTACAAGGCCATGACTCAAGCCACCATGATGGTCGCCAGCTATGCTGTTGGCCACGGTGTGCTGCGTCCTGAGTGCTCTGTCAGCCTCCTGTCTGATGGCAACCCGTATTGATTAGTTAACTAGTCAAATACACATACAATGGGGGAAGCGAGAAGTTCGTTTCCCCTTTTTTGTGCCTAAATAATGAGTACCTCAAAACTAGACGCAGTTAATACGCTTCTCTCAATTATTGGGGAAGCACCAGTCAACAGCTTGACAGCTCCTATACCTGGAGATGCTTCACTAGCAGAACGTACACTGACTGAGATTAGTCGTGAAGTTCAAGGTGCAGGCTGGTCGTGGAACACAATGCTTTATGACTCCATTCCTCTGGACACTGCTACAGGACAATCAAATCTACCTAGCAACACTTTGGCTGTTAGGTTTAACCCTTTGGCGTACCCAGATCAACGTTTTGTTCTTCGGGGTACTAGGCTTTTTGATCGCCTTAGGAACTCATACGACCTAAGGGCAACCGCTAGTGTTGCTGTCGTTGGGACCGCTACTAATTTGGTTGCTGAGATTGTTGAAGAGCTTGATTGGGACAGCATCCCAGAAACAGGCCGTCGGTACATCATGATTCGTGCTGGACGAATCTTTGCTAATCGTGCCGTAACTAGTTCTAGTATTGAAGCTTACACAGCTGAAGACGAGAAAGAAGCTTTGAAGACTCTTAAGCGCACTGAGGATATGTCACAAAACTACAATTTTATTAGTGGTCCTGATGATATGTACGCTGGTCGTGTAATTACTAACTTTGGTCCTGATATTCTGAGCCGCTAATGTCAAAAGAACTTTTCAGCCAGATCATTGCACCACTAAATAAAGGAGTCAACCAACAGGCGGATAGCTTGATGCTGCCTGGTTTTGCCAAGTCACTTGAGAACGGTGTCTGTGATCTTGTTGAGGGTCTTAAGAAGCGTCTAGGTTCTGTACCTCTTAAGCGCATTGATACGCTTACTAAAAACGCTGGTGGTCTTGGTCTTACCAGCCCAATCAAATGGGATGAAGCTTGGCTTTTTGTTTACAACCGTAGTAGTGATGAACGCTTTATTCTGATTGTTGCTGACGACACTAGAACTGTTAGTCGCACTGGAAATATTACTAATGGTTCTGCTGTAATTCAAAGTGTCAGCAGCATGACTGACATTTTTGTTGGTGTTGAAATTACTGGTACTGGTATTCCAAGTGGAACTGTTATTACTGATATTGATGTAGCTGGTTCTCGCATTACTCTTAGCAAAAACGCTACTGCTACAACAACAGGTGTAACTTTAACTATTGAATCTAACTATACGTTTGTAAGCGGCATTTCAAACATTGAACCTATTTCAGGAGTGTTTCCTGAAGTGGTTCCAGTTGAACAAACGTTTAGCGGTATTACTTCTACTAACCTTAATTACCTTCGTGGTGCTGGAAGGGCTCGTGATCGCTTTAGGGCTACGTCATTTCAAGATTATGTATTTGTAACCAACATTCAAAAAACAGTTACTTATGACGCAACTGAGACTTTAACTCGTTACAACATCAGCAACATTAGTGGCAATTATC